TACGCTATTCAACAGCACCATACACTGGTGTTTCAACACTTTACCTTGCATTGTTTAACAACACATCAGGCAATGCCGCAACTAACCTAGAAGCAGGCACATTAACTGATGAAGTTTCTACATCAGGAACAGCCTATGCTCGTAAAGCAGTTACTTTTGCAGCCGCTTCAGCAGCCGGCGGAACCACAAGTTCTGCAAGTTCAGCAACTGTGACATTTGACACAGCCACTGCTTCTTGGGGTAGCATCACTCACATTGCTGTAATGGATGCATCTACTAGCGGTAATGTATTATTCTACGGTGCAGTGACAACTGCAAAAACTATTGACACTGGTGATACTTTCCAAGTATCAAGCGGCAATTTAACAATCGCTCTAGCCTAATAAACCTCTGAGGGTGTTAGTTTCTAGCACCCTCATTTCAATATAAAAGGATAATACTATGGCTAAGCCAACAATCGTCACAAGAGCAGGCAAAGGCTCAGCACTTACTTTCGTTGAAGGTGATGCAAACTTTACCAACTTACAAAATGCAACCGTCACTGTTGCTGGCGATAGCGGCACCAGTCAGGCTATTGATCTAAATGACACAGTGACAATTTCAGGTGGCACAGGTTTATCGTCAGCAATGACTACCAAGACTGTGACATTGAATCTAGACAACACAGCAGTATCAGCAGGTTCTTACACCTATGCGTCAATTACAGTTGATGCACAAGGACGCTTAACAAGTGCTAGTAATGGAACTGCTCCATTAACTAGTGGCGGTGCATTGGGCACACCTAGTTCAGGAACATTGACTAACTGCACAGTAGACGGCACTAATCCAATTGGCTATCGTGATTTACCCGCAGTAGGCACTAAGACAAGTTCATATCAATTGACTACCAGTGATGTAGGCAAGTATGTTCAAGTAGGCAGTGGTGGTTCAATTACAATTCCAGATGCAACATTTGCAGAAGGTGATGTTGTGGTTATTGCCAACAACCACTCAAGTGCTATTACTATTACCTGCTCAATTACTACTGCTTACATTGCAGGCACTGACACCGACAAGGCTTCAGTATCATTAGCCACTCGTGGACTTTGCAACATTTTATTCTTATCAGGCACAGCCTGCATTATTTCAGGGAATATATCATAATGAGTGGCATCTTATGCACAATGGTTGGTGCTAGTTTTGTCTCTGCCACTGTGACTATTCTTCGTGCTCGCAGAGATTTTTATCGATCAGGTAATACAGTGATATCAACTGCACAATCAAAGTTTGGCGGATCGTCAATCTACTTTGATGGCACAGATGATTGGCTTGAAACAAAATATGGCATTGAACTCACAGGTGATTTCACACTTGAAGGTTGGGTCTATCTACCCAATGTGTCAGGAATTAAATCATTTATGACTATAGGCACAGAAAATACTGGTCGTGTTGATTTTATGATTGAAAATGCTGCCTTAAAATATGATATCTATGCCGCCACTTATGCCACAAGTTCTGGCAGTATTTCTACCAATACTTGGACACACATTGCCTATGTGAGATCGGGTTCAACTCTGACATTCTATATTGGCGGAACCAGCCAAGGCACTGGCACAGCATCGGGAACCATTGGTAGAACAGATCAAATCCGTATTGGTCAGCACACAGGCACCAGTGAAGACTTTAGTGGATATATTGATGAACTGAGATTATCAAACTCTGCTAGATATACAGGCAACTTTACACCCAGCACTACACCATTTACCAATGATGCAAATACATTATTGTTGATGCACGGTAATGGCACTAATAACTCAACATTCTTTGAAGATGACAATGGTAGTCGTTCCTCAAGAGGCATTGTATCTTCAGGTGCAAGCACATCGACTACACAATCAAAGTTTGGTGGAACCAGTGCATCATTTAGTGGAACTAACTATCTAGCAGTCTATGGAGACTCAACATCAACTTGGGCACTATCTGGTGATTTAACTGTTGAGTTTTGGTTTTATCAAACCAGCACCAGCAATGCCACATACATTGATTCAAGAAATGGTGGTAATAGTTTTGCTCTAAACATATTACAAGTAAGTCAGAAACTAAGTTGGTATGCAGGCGGTGGTATGCTGATTCAGGAATCAGGCACGATATCAACAAACACTTGGACGCATTGTGCATTGGTTAGAAGTGGTAGCACCTTTACATTATACAAAAATGGAACCAGCGTTGGAACCTATAGCAGTAGTTCTACCTTTGCCAGTCAATTGACTCTGGCTATTGGAACTGCTAACAGTCCAGACTTTGGTGCTAATAGTTCCGCTCATTTCCAAGATGAAATTCGCATTAGTAATGTAGCTCGTTATACTTCTAACTTTACCCCAGCTACATCACCTTTTGTTAATGATGCCAATACCTTACTATTGATTCACGCAGATGGCACTAATGCAGCCACAGTATTCCGTGATGACAATGGTGCTGGTAGAGCAAGCAAAGGTATTCAAGCTATTGGTAATGCCGCTATATCAACTACACAGAGTAAATTTGGTGGAACCTCTGCAACATTTGACGGCACTGGAGATTACTTAAAACTAGCAGGCAGCAGTGATTGGTATCTAGGCACCGCAACAACTACTTGGACCATAGAAGGTTGGATTTACTTCTCATCTTTACCAGGTGCTTACAAAGGTATTATTAGTTGTCAAACAGATGCTGGTAATAATGGCTGGGGTGTTTATATTAACAACAGCAATCAATTAACTTGGATTCCAAGTGCTCCTAGTGGAACAGTCAGTGGAAGCACAGCATTCACAGCAGCCACTTGGCAACACTGGGCAGTGGTTAGAAACGGTAGTAGTTTAAAAATGTATCTAGGTGGAACACAAATCTATTCTAATGCATCATACACAAATTACACGGATCAAGCTGCCACAGACCCATTAGAAATTGGTCGTGCTCATAATATTTCAGGTGGATACAATGGCTACTTGGAAATGTCTGGATATCAAGATGAGATTCGTATTTCAAATATTGCTCGTTATACTGCGGCATTTACACCAAGCACTACGCCATTCCAAAGTGATACCAACACCTTATTGTTAATTCACGCAGATGGAACAAATGCTTCAACAACATTTATAGATGACAACGGCATAGCACCTTACACCGCTTAAGGATTAGTAATGGATCAACTCTACTTCGAAGATGGCTACTACGAAGGCAAATACTTTGTCTATACTGCCAGTGCCCTTGCAGGCTTTACACCCTACATTGACGCTGGCTATTTAGATGTCAACTTCTTTGAAGACAAGAGTGGTGCATTTACTTTAACCTGTGAAATAACGAGAGTTAGATATATTGCGTTTGATGCCTCATTGGCTTCATCCTTTACACAGACTACCACTGCCAACAAAGATGCAAGAACCACAATAACTCTATCAACCATTGCCAATGTGTCTGCACAGGCAATGAAACTGAGAGAGTTATCCAGTTCATTATCAGTAGTATCCACACAGACAGCACCAGCATCAAAAACAGCCAGAGCCACCGCAGCCTGGACATCAGCATTTTCACCCACAATCGTAGCCAATGCCAGTGTCAGCAATGGCAGTGATTTAAGCACAAGTTTTACACTATCAGCACAAGCAGGTGTTCGCAGACAATTTCCATTAAATCAATTAACTGGCTTGGGCACAACCAGCAGTCAGTATGGCACAATAGATTTTAATCAAAGTCTATTTCCAGGACCTGTTGGAAATGGTGCCAGCATAGGCGTATTGTCAGCAAGAAGAAACTATTGGACATTCAGTGCTTGGGTCAAGAGAGACACCGTAAATAGTGAATTTCAAACCATTGCAGAAGGACTAGTTCAAGAGCAAACAGGTGGAGCCACTCTAAACAATGGTGGTATTGTTCTTAAAAACAGCGATGTTAGAATTAGATTTAATTACGATCCAGATGAACCAGGAGCCAATTGGCAAGGTGTAGCACCTACAGACACTGAATGGCACCACTATCTATTTAGAAGCATAATCAATCCCGCAAATGACACTTATCCAGTAGAAAGTTGGAGACTATGGATTGACGGAGTTTATCAAGGTTCAAGCACCAGTTATTTTGCCGCCAGTGATCTCGAATTTGCAGGTAGATATGGCAGTCAACAAGGCACATTATATGGCGGACTAAGGCTGGGTTTTGGACTAATAGCACGAAGTCAAGGCAGTTATGAAATAGTAGCATCGCCATTACTAGGCGGTGTTGCACAGGTATGGATGGGTATAACCACTGACAGCCAATTTAGACTGGAAAGATTTTATTCAGGACTGTTGGATCTAGGCAGTGATGGCACTGGCACTGGTTTACCTACACCTGTATTTTATAATCCACTAACCACACCCTACACTGGCGTCACACTGAATCCAGGTGCTGAACCTGTGCCAAGTCCAGCATCCACACCCTTGGGATTGCCCAGTGTTCAATCAAGATTTAGTCTAACTGGTGAAGCATCTACAGTAATCATAACCACCAGCACACTTGCCAGTCAGTTTACACTACAGGTAGTCACTGGATTAAGAAGTTCTGCAGAGGCAGCACTATCAACAGAATTCACACAGTCAGCCACAGCTATAAAAACAGTGGGTGTGAGTTCTGCACTGACAGTCAGCACCACAGTGAGCATTACCAGCCAAAGAGTTAGATTTGGTGCAAGTGCCCTGTCTGCCGCAGCCACATTGACAGCAGACATAATCCGTGTCAAGCCATTCTCAGCCTCATTAAGTTCACAGACTGCATTCACAGCCACTGCCTTTAGACAACAACCGGGCCTAGCTCAACTCACTGCTAGATTTACTGTTAATGCCACAATAGATGATAGAACTCGTGATGCCATTGCTCTAGAAGCAGGTGTATCCACACTCACAGTTGACTACACTAGAATAAGAAAGGTATCAGGAGCTCTATCAAGTTCAGCCACAGTTTCTAGTGATTATATTGTAATCAAGCCTGCTGGTAGTGCTATGACTGCACAATTCACAGTGATTGCAGATGCCAAAAAGGTAATTGTCAATACTGCTAACCTAGTCAACCAATTTACCCTAACAGGTTCAGCGTTCAAGGCAGTGATTGCCTCAGCCCATATACAAGTAGAAGGCTTCCAATTAACACAAGGTGATATTCTAAACTTTGATCCTTGTAGAGAAATCCAAGTTGATGAAGAAACAAGAAACACAAAGGTTCTACCTGAGTCAAGATCGCTCATAGTAGAATCAGAAACAAGAACACTCAAAGTGGCACAAGAAACCCGTGTATTGAAGGTGGATTTTGAAACTAGAGTAAATATAATACAATGCTAAGGACAAACTTATGAGCACTATCTCCGGATACAAATACGACACTGAAGGTGCCTACATTGAAAAGGATCGTCTAGCCACTCTAGTCTATACAATAGATTGGACAGATTGGTTGGCAGCGGGTGAAATCATTTCCGCAGTCTCATATTCAATTACAGCACCTACATACAACCCTACGCCACTAACCATTTCAACTTCAGGCATACGCACTGGGGACAAGATTACCTATGTGAAATTGGCAGCTGGCACAGTAAACAAAGTCTACACAGTCACAGCACAAATCACCACAGATGGTGGTGCAGTGGATAGACGCAGTTTTAGAGTCAAAGTAGAAAACCGTTCAATCTAATTTGGATTGGTAAATTAGCCAATTGACAGATTCTCTCTGTGATGCTATTATAACAACATAGCAACTACACACAGAGAGATTAAAATGGCAACCAAACTTAGTAAGTATGTCCAATCCAAATTGGATGAAGATCAAATTACTTACATTATGGCGGGTGAACGCAAGAGTCAAGAATTAGCTACAATGGTAAGTGAGGGTCTTGGCATTGGGGATCACATTAAAGTTCAAGCCAAAAGACAAATTCTAATCGAAGGCCCTCCAGGAGTTGGTAAAAGTCATACTACCAAACAAACCTGCATTCAAAACGGCATTCAACCAATAGAAATTGGCACAGGTGCAAGTGCAAGTTATATCGCCAGCAAACTAGCCTATGCTGAATATTGGACACCTCCTGGACAAGAAATTGTCTGTATCTATGATGATGCTGATGATGTTGTATTTGATAAAAGTTCAATCAATACCAGTAAATTGATGTTCACAGATGAATCAATGGAACCTAGATTCATTCATAATGTAAACTTAACCAAAGAACTAAAAAGTCTAGAAAATTCAGGTAAAGAACGCATTGTAGAAGCAATGAAATCTTTTATGGGTGAAGATGAAACAGGTATTAACATTCCATTGGATAGATTCCGCTTTATTGTTTTAACCAATGAAGATTGGGAAAGAAAAGCAGAAAAAGAACGCTACAAATATCTAGCACCTGTTGTTGATCGTTTTAATTACAATAGACTAGACTACAATTGGACCACAGCCTGGGGATGGTTGAGTTTTGTTTTATTAAACAGTCAACCCTTCGCTGACAAAGGTTTTGATCTCACAGAAGAACAAAAGGTTGAAATTATCAATTGGTTATTCACACGCTGGGATAAAATGGGTAATAAACAGACCTATAGAACAGTTCGTGAGATGGCTCAATACATTATCAATGAACCAGACAACTATCTAAACCGTTGGAAGAAATTTATTAGGACTGAAAATGCCAAATAAGATTATTGACATTGACAGTGAGTTTGAAGATGTCCAAGACTTCTTTGATGAAACCAATATCTTAAAAAGAACATCTGCAATAGACAGATATCAAACCGATTGGAAAAACCAATGGTTAAAAAAACAAAAAGAAAAAAACATAAAGATATATGGCAATCAAACTTATGTTTTAAGAAGTCCAGGTAATGATTTATTAGATTTTTATGATAAACAAAATAACCTATTAGGTAAAGATAATCGTGCTCGTAGTGCAATCCCCCCTAGCCTAGTCCATTATTATAGATTTAAGCACGACTATCCTAAGGAATTATTTGATAAAAGTAAAAATTATGGAATACACGCATATCTAAGAGATCAGTTAAAGTCATACTATCGAGCCAAGGATAATACCTACTGGGGACAGGTTCTTAAAACTAGGTATGATTGGATGGTAGACACTCCTCACTTAGAATATAGATTTAATCTACAGTCAGACTTAGAAAAGTTTGTGTGTGAAAAGTTTGATCAAAAGTGTTTCTCTAAAAAAATACATCACAATACTAACACTGGTATTCTAATAGAAGAATGTTTAGAAACTATGTTTTGGAGAGGTAAACTCAAAGGTTGGAGTATGGTTATAGAGAAATAACCCAAAGCCACTCATAAAAAGGTGGCTTTTTTTTATCCTGCTTAAATACAAGTATGGATGAAAACGAAAATCTAGAAGGGCCGGATCTGCCCTCTGAATCACCAGAACAAGATCTAACCAAATACCCTAAATGGGAATACAAAGCTCGTAAGGATCCACGCTGGGGAGAAGTCACCAAGCAGGGTCTAGTAGTGGGCCGTGGTGCTACACAACGAGTCATACCCCCAGATGAAGTTTATAAATTAGCGGAAATAGGCTGCACGGATCGTGAGATTGCAGAGTGGTTTATGGTTAAGGAAGACACCCTCAGATACAACTTTGCGGAATATCTTACAAAAGGCAGAGCAGGAATGAAACGCCGTTTAAGAGCCGTGCAATTAAAGACTGCTCTAGACGGCAATGCCACTCTGCTTATTTGGCTGGGCAAACAATATTTGGGTCAAACTGATAACCCTTACAATACTGCTGACAATGAGCCACTTCCTTGGACAGATGATCTCTAATGCCACTGAGTAAGCCTCAAGAAGAAATTTCTAGAGACAAGCACCGTTTTAAGGTTGTTATTGCTGGACGTCGTTTTGGCAAAACCACTTTGGCTATCCGTGAAATCTGTAAACACGCTCGCCAACCTGATGTCAATGTTTGGCTGATTGGATCAAGTTATCGTGCTATCAAGATGTTGGCGTGGAAACAGTTAAAGCGTAAACTCCTGGATCTAAGATGGGTTGAAAAGATTAATGAAAGTGAACTCAGCATCTCACTTAAAAATGGATCAACAATAAGTCTCAAAGGCTCAGACAATCCTGATGCTCTGCGTGGTGCTAAACTCTACTTTTGTGCCATTGACGAAATTGCAGACTGTGATCCTGATTTATTTCCTGAGATTATTCGCCCAGCACTGGCAGACAGTCAAGGTGGTTGTTTATTCATAGGCACACCCAAGGGCAAGAACAATCACGCCTTTGAACTTTACTGTATGCAGGATGAACACCCTGACACTTGGAAATCATTTCAATACACCACTGCTGAAGGTGGATTTGTTAGTGCCAGCGAACTAGAGGCTGCACAAGCAGAACTTGATTGGAAAACCTATCAGCAAGAATTTGAAGCAACATTCAACACAGTAGAAAGTCAAATTGCCTGGGCATTCAAGCGTGAACATAATTTAAAAACACCTGAGACTTTTGATTTGTCACTTCTACACATTGGAATTGATTTTAATGTGAGCCCTTGCACGGCTTCTATAATGGTTCGACAAGGTGATACACTCTATGCAATCGACGAAATCCAAATGTATTCCAGCAATACTGATGAGCTCGCAAATGAAATCAAAAGCCGCTACCCTACAAGCAGAGTGTGGTGCTATCCGGACCCTGCCGGCTCTGCTCGTAAGACATCCGCAGGCGGACTTACGGATCACATCATCCTCCGCAATGCAGGATTCGTTGTCAAAGCCCCTCGCAGCCACGATCCAATGCGAGATAGATTCAATGCCTTAAACAGCCGTTTATGCTCAGCAGATGGCGTAAGACATTTGTTTATAAGCCCTAAATGTAAATACACTATTGAAAGTCTAGAGAAATACAGTTATAAAGAAGGAACACAAACACCTGACAAAGGTGGCGATCCAGACTACAGTCATATGTTTGATGCCATATCATATGCCGTAGCCTATATGTTTCCAGTGACTAGAGAACGTGAACAACAACCGCCAGGAAGATGGACGCATCAAATTGGCTAACAAGGAAAATTAAATGATTCAGACACTAACGGAACAATATCTAGAAGTTGTTTCCACAAACCAACTATACATTAGAAACAGAGACCATTGGCAGTATCTGTTAGAAAGTTATACAGGTGGCATTGACTACGCCAATGGACAACACCTAACCAAGTATGTGAATGAAACAGCAGGTGAGTATGCTGCCAGACTGAAAAGCACACACCTAGAAAACCACTGCCAAAGTGTAGTTTCTACCTATATGAGTTTCTTGTTCCGTGAACAACCCGACAGAGACTTTGAAGGACTAGAACTAGATCCAATGGTAGAAGACTTCTTAAAAGACGCTGATATGGATGGTAGAAGTCTAGATGCCTTTATGAAAGAAGTGGCAGTATGGAGTTCAGTGTTTGGACATTGCTGGTTGTTGGTAGTCAAGCCCAATGTTGGTGCTGAAACCAAAGGTGATGAACTGGCTCTGGGTGTTCGCCCATATGTGAACCTAATCACACCATTAACTGTCAGTGATTGGCGTTGGAGACGCAACGCCAATGGCAAATATGACTTGGAATACCTCAAGTATATTGAAGAAGGCAATGACACCATATCAACCATCCGTGAATGGTTCCCAACTGAAATCCACACCTATGTGGTGGATCATCAAAGCAAAGAAGTCAAAGAACACATTATTGAACCTAATCCACTAG